TTGGGCGGGAGCGGCAGCAGCATCCTCAACAGATGTCGAGCCTCTTACACAGGCACTGGCGCAGTGCTCTTCGAGCGCAAAAAATGCAGGATGGACCATACAAGAAACGACAGCCGTACTGGGACGTTTTGCAGATGCAGGAATCGAAGGAAGCGATGCAGGAACGTCCTTAAAAGTAATGTTGCAGAAATTGGCAGCACCAGCATCGGATAAAGCGGCAGACATGATCGAAGATCTGGGATTAAGAACAAGAGACTCGAGCGGACAACTACTTGGTGCAACTGAAATGGCGCAAGAGTTACAAGACAAGTTAGGAGGATTGGACGCAGCATCCAGAGACGCTGCATTATCTACAATTTTTGGGACCGATGCCATGAGAGCAGCTACTGTACTCATGGACAGCGGAGAAAAAGGACTGCAAAAGTACATTAAAGCAACAAACGATCAAGAGGCGGCACAGCGTTTGGCCAACTCTCAGATGGGAGATGGATCCAGAGCGATCGAAGAGTTAAAAGGATCCCTGGAAACGGCTGGAATACAGATCGGGAACACATTGGCTCCAGTGATCCAAAAGCTTGCAGAGATTATCACGAATCTTGTAAATAAATTCTCCGCGCTTCCGGAAGGGGTGCAGCAGGCGATTGTAATTATCGGACTGATGGTAGCGGCAATCGGACCACTGCTCATAGTGATCGGGAAAATATCAACTGGAATTTCCGCCATAACTGGTGCGATGTCGAAAATATCCGGAGTGGGTGGAACGATCATGAAAATGATCACAAAAATGAAGGGACTTGTGAAAAGTCTGTTCGGATTGATCATGGCGCATCCGGTAATTGCGATTATAACAGCGATCGTGGTTGCATTAGTTGTACTGTACAATAAATGCGAATGGTTCAGGGATGCTGTCAATGCTGTTTGGGATGCTGTGAAAAAAGGATTTTTCGCGGCTTGGGATGCGATCGTAAAATTTTTTACAGAGACAATCCCGGAGGCATGGAACAATACGGTAAGTTTCTTCCAGGGGATTCCGGAATGGTGGAACGGTATATGGACAAGCGTAAAAACAAAGTTTGAAGAGATCTGGACAGCCATGATGGCAAATCCGATCATAAACGCGCTTGCAACATACATTTCTCAGATGTTTGAAAATTTGAAAACAACTTTATCCGGAATTTGGGAAGGAATCAAAACTGCAGCAGCAGGAGCATGGGAGCTGATCAAAAATGCGGTACTGGGACCGGTACTGCTACTCATTGATTTAGTCCTTGGGGATTTCGACAAGCTGAGAGAGGATGCAGAAAAGATATGGAGCAATATGCAAGAGGCTGCTCAGAAATTCTGGAGTGGCATTGAGCAGGTTGTCACCTCTTTGGTAGAAGGTATTGTAAATGCTGTAAAAATCAGATTTGAAGCGTTGAAAAATACAGTTTCTGCAATATGGAATGAAACAAAGAATGCTGCATCAAATATTTGGAACGGAATCAAAACAACGGTTTCGAACCTTGCGAACAATACAAAAGAGGCAGCGGTAAATGGATTCAATGCCATGAAAGATGGTATTTCAAATGCGATTTCTTCAATCCCAGATATGATCCGGGGAATTTTTGATAAAGTCAGAAATATCATCGAAAATGTTATCTCAAGTGCATGGGAATGGGGATCTGATTTTATTGAGGGACTAAAAGAAGGAATCATGTCGGGAGTAAAAGGAATCATCAACACGATCGAAGGAATTGCAGATAAGATCAGATCGCTCCTCCACTTCTCACGGCCGGATGAAGGACCATTACGAGATTACGAAACATGGATGCCGGATTTTATTGACGGTATGGTTAAAGGACTCGACAGAAATGTTTATAAAATATCAGATGCGGTGGGTCGCGTGGCAAGAACAATCAGTGATGGAATGGGAAGTCAGTCACTTCTTACAGAAGCAGGAGGAATGAGCATTAACCTAAACAATGCTGTAAACGTGCAGATTGGAAACAAAAATTTTGACAGCTACATCGTAAAAACCGCCCAGGCAGGAATTGGAAGTGCACAGAAAGCAGGACGCAGAGCAAGGGGGCATTAAAGGTATCAGATTGAAATTAACAGAAGAAGGAATAGGGAGCTTGGGGTACTTGTAAGAGAGAGACCAAGTATCCCGTCTCCGGAATTTGAATATGAGGAAATTAACATACCCGGAAGAGATGGATCTCTCTTTCGGGAAACGAAAAAAGTAAAAGATATTGTGATCAACGTACCGTTTACCTTTGTAGACCATGAAAACTGGCAGGAAAGATTGAGAAATGTAAGGAAGTGGCTCTTACAGAAGAATGACCACAGGCTGATATTAAGCGATAATGAAGAGTATTTTTATCTAGTGAAACATATTAAAATAAACGCGGCTGAAAGAAAGGTAAAAGAGTCTGGCGAGTTTGATGTGGATTTTACATGTGCAGGATACCAATATCGGAGAGATGGGGCGTTGGAACATTCTGTCGCAGAGGTGGAGTACAATCCATATTACGAATGCATGCCGATTTATAAAATCATAGGAGTTGGAGAATGCACCCTTGCTGTAAATGATAAAAATATGATTGCCAACGTAAACGGACATTTGATCATTGATACAAATAGGATGCTGACATATCGCCAGGATGGAAAACTGGAAAATGTATCCGTCAAAGGAGATTACGAAGATCTGTATTTGGGAGAAGGAGAGAACATGATCCGAATCACACCGGGATTTGAATTAAAAGTAATACCGAACTGGAGGTGCTTATAAGGATACAAATTTATAAGCCTGAAAACACAAATTATGTGAACAACGGAGATATGCCCCTGATACCTACCGCGGCAGAAGTGAAAGTGATACTAAATGGAAGCTGGCGGGGGGTACTAAGTCATCCGATTGATGATGAGGGGCGATGGAAATACATTGAAGAGAATGCGGTTGTAAAGATGCCGTCATTTAATGGAGACCAACTCTTCAGGGTGAAAAAGAAAGAAAAAACAGATGCAGGAATTGAAGCAGAGATGGAGCCAATCTTTATGGATGCAAAGGATGACTGCTTTTTGCTGGATATCCGGCCGACAAATAAAACTGGCCAGCAGGCACTTGACTTAATGACAGCTCCAAACAAAAAATACACCGGGAAATCCAATATTAAAAATCTATCAACAGCATATTACATGACAAAGAATCTCATCGAAGCGATTAACGGGGAAGACGAAAACTCTTTTATAAATCGCTGGGGCGGTGAGATTCTTTTTGACAATTACACCATTACAATAAATGACCATGTAGGACAAAACAGAGGAATGGAAATCTTATATGGGAAAAATATTGCGCAGGATGGAATGAAAGAAGATGTGGACATCAGAGAAGTTGTGACAAGGATTATTCCGAAAGCCTACAATGGACACATGATTGAGGGAAATGAGCTGTGGATAGATTCTCCACTGATCCAAAAATATCCGACAATCCATTATGCAGTAATGAGTTTTGAGGATGTAAAAATGGCAGAAGATGCTTCCGAGGATGATGAAAAGAATGGGGTGATCGTCTGCAAAACCAAAGAAGAGTTGAAAAAAGCATTGACAGAAAAGTGCAAAGAACAATATGAACTGGGGATAGATAAGCCGAAAATAAACTTAGATATAGATCTCGTGCTGCTGAAAGATACAGAACTGTACAAAGATGTGCAGGATTTGGAAGAGGTACAGATCGGAGACACGGTACATTGCAGGCACAAAAAGTTGGATATTACAACGGATGCAAGAGTGATTAAGCTGACTTATGATTCCATCCAGAAAAAAGTAGTAGATGTAGAGTTGGGAGACTTTAAGTACGACTATTTTGATGATGTGTCGAGCATGACGAATCGGGTGGAGAGTGCAATCCGGCCAAACGGTAGCGTTGTCGGAGAGCAAGTGCAAGGTATACTGGACGGAGTGAAGACACAAATGCAGATCCAAAGCAGCAAGGCGCATAAGACTGCACAAAAAGCATTTTTGGCGGAAGACATTGATCCGGACAGCGAAACCTATGGAGCAATGTGTTGGGGAAGCATGGGACTTATGATTGCAGATTCAAAAAATCCAGATGGAAGCTGGAACTGGTCCACGTTTGGAACTGGGAAAGGATTCTTTGCAGACTATATTGTTGCCGGGACAATGTTAGCTGATCGCATACGAGGTGGTGTCTTGGAAATAGGTGGACTTGATAACAAGTCAGGAGTTTTCAAGATGCTCGATGGTCAAAATAATACAATGACATTAATGGACAATTCTGGAATTTTGTCGAGAGGACGAATAAAAAGCGCTGACGGAGAAGGGCGAGCTGTAACAATTTGGCAAGGAAAGATTTATACAGAAAATGAAAAAGGTGAGCTTTGTGGACTTATAGAGTACAGAGAAGACGGAATGTATTTACAAAGTTATGGTGGAATAAACTCTGCAATTCATTTGAAAAAAGATGGATCTATGACATTGGCAGCGAAAGAGCAGATGCATATAACCGCAAAAAAAATAACGACAGCTGCTGGAGAAGGAAAAACTGGAACGGCAGTATTTTCGAACGGAACACATCTGAAATTTGATAAAGGAATTTTAATAGGTGGAGTAACGAAAGAAGGTGCATTTTAAGGGCTTGGACAATAGGTAATTTTTATTTGCAGATGTCACAAATGCAAGGGAATGCACAAGAGGTACTTGTATTCCTGGAAGCGAGAGGGTGGAGTCTAAATGCAATCGCAGGATTGTGTGGGAACATGCAAAGTGAGTCAAATATCAATCCTGGAATTTGGCAAAGCCTACAGGAAGGAAACTATGCTGGAGGTTTTGGATTGGTACAATGGACACCAGCAACCAACTACACCAACTGGGCAAGGGCAAACGGATACGGAATCACAGATCCAAACGGGCAGCTTACCTGGATTGATTCTGTGACAGTTCCGGCCGGACAGTGGATTCCGACCGGGGCATATCCTTTATCATTTGATCAGTTTAAAGCAAGCGGCGAATCCCCAGAATATCTTGCATCTGCATTTCTCAAAAATTTTGAGCGTGCAGGCGTGGAAGTAGAGCAGGAGCGAAGACAGCAGGCTCGTTACTGGTATGATTATTTAACACAGTATTCCGGAGGGGCAGAGAAAATCAATACAGCAGTCGAATGGGCATTGCAGATTGCGAATGACAATAGCCACGGATACGATCAAGGGAATCGTTGGGGACCTGATTATGACTGTTCCTCGCTGCTAATCCAAGCATGGGAAAATGCAGGAGTGCCAGTAAAGAGCGGAGGAGCAAGTTATACGGGTAATATGTACGACGTATTTATTGCGTGCGGTTTTACAGATGTCACGTCAAGCGTAGATATACAAGGTGGCGGAGGAATGATAAAGGGAGATGTTTTGTTAAACATCCAAAACCATACCGCTATGCATATCGGAAATGGACAAGTTGTCCAGGCAAGCCAAAACGAGTTTGGCGGAATAACAGGAGGGCAGACCGGAGATCAGACTGGCCAAGAGATTGGAGTCACCTCCTACTACAACTATCCGTGGGATCGAGTTCTCCGCTATCCGGGAGGAACCGGCGGTGGAGGCGGCGGAGGAACCGGAGGAGCAATATTGCTAAGATGGATTCCGGGATAAGAAAGGAGAAAAATGGAAGCGACGACAGTATTGGAGATGGACATAAGACGGGAAGGCATTATTCCAACTATCCAAGCGGTGCAAGCAGATAGCGGAAGAAGCGTGCGATGTCACATTGCAGGAATAACAGACATAGATGGAAGAGCAAGAATATATTGCAAAAAACCAAGCGGAAAAGAGACTTATACTGATGCAACTATTTTAAGCAGCAATTGCATAACATTTGAGCTTACAGATCAGATGCTGGCAGAAACAGGGAATACACTAGGGCAAATACAAGTTTTAAGCGCAAATAAGAATATTACGACATTCAAATTCAAAATAGAGGTGAGCGAGAATAAAATTATGCAATCGAGTATCACTTCTTCAGACGATTATAAGGCACTGATAGAAGCACTGAGAAAAATTGAAAAATTTGATCCTATTGAAATTACTAACGAAGAGATTGATGCCCTTGCAAGTGAGGTGAGCATGTGATTGTAATTGATTGCAAAACAGAAGAATATGCAAAAGAAAGCTTAAAGCAATGGGATTACGGCCAAGAGGTATTGCTCACAGGTCTTGAAATCCAGACAGAAACAATAGAAGTGCACTTTGCTCTACGAGGAGAAAACGAAGCACTGATTGTAATCGGAACAGTAGATGACGGAGATATAACCGCAAAAATTCCGAATGAATTATTAAGGGCGGGGAAAAACATAATAGTCTATGTTTATGTAACTGCACCGAATTTTGGAAAAACAACATACGAAGTGGAGATAGAAGTTAAAAGAAGAGCAAAGCCGCAAGACTATGATGCTCCGGACGAACAAGATCTATTGCGACAGATTATTGCAAAACTGAATAAAAAAGGAGATAAGCTACAACTGGAAGAAAACCGGTTGCAGCTTTTTAGTGAGGAGAATCTACTCAGCGAAGTGGAACTGCCGGAAGGCGGGGGAACAGCTGTGGAGATAGAGTCGATCACCGGACCGGAGATTGACGAGATTATGAAAGGAGAGAAAAAAACATGCAAAGAAGAAAGGTAACAAAAGCTGTAGCACTGGCAGCAGGAAAAAAGTATCTGGATCAGGAGGGGCTTGCACACCTGGTACAGAAAAATGATGCAAGATATGTACGACAAGAGGAAGGAAAAGGTTTATCAAAAAATGACTTTACGGACGAATACAAAAAGATTGTGGATGATTTGAATTACAAACCGATTGCAATCAACAGCTTTGCAAACAACAAGAATACAGTAGAAATTGGATCCACAGTCACAGACGTCACATTAACATGGGATTACAACAAAAAACCGAAATCAGCAAAATTGGACAATGAAGTTTTGGATGTGAATTTAACTACAAAAACACTAGCAGGACAGAGCATCAAAACAAATAAGACATGGACTCTTTCGGCAACAGATGAAAGAGATAAAACGGTAACAAAGACTACCGCAGTAACATTTTTGAATGGAGTGTACTGGGGGGTAGCGGAAAATACACTTAATCCTGATACTGGATTTGTCTTAAAACTAACAAAAGGGCTGCAAGCTAATAAAGCGAAGACATTCACAGTCACTGCGGGTGAAGGACAGCATATTTACTACGCCTTACCTACAAGATATGGAGAGGTAACATTTAATGTTGGAGGATTTGACGGTGGATTTACAAAAGTAAAAACAATCGAATTTACAAATGCAAGCGGACACACAGAATCTTACGATATCTATAAATCCGATAATGCAAACCTAGGCAAACAAACTGTTGCATGTAAATAAGGAGGATCATATGGATGTGGAAACACATGGAAGTATCTCACTTTTATCAAATAAAGAAAAACTATCACTAAAGGTAAAAGGAAGCGGAACTATAGTTGTACGCATTGGAAGCGAAAATAAAAATTATGAATTGAATGGAAAAGATGAGACGATTATAGAGCATACTTTCGGTGATCAGAGAGAGGTAGAAATACAAAATGCAAAAATAATAAGTGAAATGAATGTGGCGGAAAATGGAATTAGCAGCATTATATTAAACGGTTGTTCGAAATTGAACAAACTTTTAATATACAACAATGAAATCCGAAATTTAGACTTATCGCAAGCAGCAGAGATACAATATATCCATATGCAAAATAATCCAATCTGCAAAGATAAAGCAGCAATGGAAGCTATGATCTCAACACTTCCGGATAGAAACTATAAAGCATTTGGATCAATTGTAATGTATGATTTTATTCCGCTAAATAATGCGCTGAATGAAGAACAAAGCTCCATAAGAAACTTGCGAAAAGAGTTGGAAAAAACGTCTATCCCCAAAGATTGGTACTTTGGATCTGCTATTTTGTATCATCCGAGTGAAAAGAATAAAGTGTCAAACACAGCCATTATGTCAAATGTTGTGGATATTTGGGAATCTGCTGAATACGGGGAAGGCGCTGTATATGCTAGTTTATATGAAATGTATGTTCCGAACCAAACTGCGGAATGGACTAAAGAACAATTTTATGCAAAATACGATATTACAGCAACAGGACAAGTAGTCGAATCCACTCAAACTGAATCAAACACTTCTTACGACACAGGACACGGAACATCAACAAACAGTATCCTGATTAGTCAAGGAAATGAAATGTATGGATTGATTCCAAAGTCTAAATGTGTTGCAATCATGCGAGGAAATAATACGAATATTGATTATTATATCTCTCCAAATGTGTTTAACAAATTAACGGAATTAGAAAGATTAGATTTTGTTTTCACCTCGACTACTTGGACAACTGACAGCGAAAGAAATTACGAAGCATACGAACAGTCTATTAGAAAATGCCTAGATAGACACAAAACATTATTTTTTATCTGCTCGATGAACATGGGAGACGATGATATAAGTACAAAAGATCCATATGTAAATACTTATCATGCTCACATGGTATCAGGATGTAATCTGGATATAGACGCTTCAAATATAGAAACATATATAAGCGCCCCTTCAAACGGAGATTCGAGGATAAAGTTCACCGGAAACTATATGGGAATTAATACTCTTAGAAAGATAGGAGGAATTAATGTAGGGGGATTTGGAACTTCGAATGCAACACCTTTCCAAGCGGGAATTTTTTGTCTATTAAAAATTCTATATGAAAAGAAAAAAAGAGAATATACACTGGAGGAATTAGAACAATACACATACAATCACGCAAGACCACTGCATTACAACGAAGATAAAGTGAGTGGCTATGGAACGCTAGATTGCATGCATTTTCAGGATGCTACAAAGTATATAAAAGTAAAAACAATCGTTAAAAAGGAAGAACTATTAGACCTATCCAAGAATGATACGATTAATTCTGCTATCGAAATAATACCACCAGAAGCAACGAATCAAGATTTTAGGCTCGCAAACAAATTGGATGATAGAGACATTATAATCGACAAAGGAGTAATATACCCACAGAGAAATGATGGAAGAACAGTAAATAAAAAAATATACAGCAGTGGAAATTTGGAATTATCTGAAACCATAAATATAAAACTCCCTACGAACAAAAAGTTTGAAGAAGTGAAAAGTGGTCTGATTTTTAGTTTTTCAGGGTCGAATGAAAACTTAACAGAAGACATAACCGGGAAACCGTTGCGAAAAACTGGAAAAATCATTCAGAAAGATAAAAAAGTAAAATTTGATTCTAACGGAGCTTTAATATGGGATAGTTTTAAAATGCCTAGACAGGTAACCATTCAATTTTGCACAGACAAAGAGGATACGGTAACATCTACAGAATATCCGGTATATTTGTACAACTCCAAAAATAATAAAGAAAAAATAATCTGTGCTTTGCAATTAGCAAAAGTAGAAAACGAACAAAAGGTAAGAAACATATTCCAACTTGGCACAAGTATCGGAAATGTATTAGCGAATTTTGGAAGCAATCACACAGGAAAATACAATGAACCATTTAATGTTTACACATTAATAATAGATTTCGATAATGGGAAAGTCATATTTTATAGAAATGGAATATCTATTTCGGCTTATCAAATATCTGATGTAAAAAGCTACATAAGTAGCACTTCATCGACAAAGGCTGCATATCGCGAAAATCTAAGAAATTTATTAAACATAGATACGATCGTGATAGGCAACAGCGGATCGCTCACGAAGGGAAGTATAAATTCTGAGATTTACGACATCAGAATTTTTGATCGGGAGCTGACACCGACGGAAGTCGTGAAGAATACAAGCGCATTAATGTGTAATGCACAATATAAAGGAGGAGAAAATATGGATTATAAAGGAAGTGTAAGCTTGATTTCTGGTCTTACACAGGCGAATGGAGGCAAGTTCCCACTTGTGGATGGGGCAGCAGTACAATTTGGAAACGAAGAAAATAAAGATGGAACGTATAAGTCTGTCGTACAGAAGATCCAAGAATTAGAAATGGGAGCTGGAAACGAAGTAATAACTGAGGATGAAATTAATGCATTATTTTAAGAGTAAAGGAGAATAAAGATTATGGCAAAATTTTTGGATTTAAGCGGATTACAACATGCAATTACAAAAATCAAAGAATGGACAAATGGACGTTTAAATGAAGAAGTAACAATTAAAGTGGTAAAGGTAAATGGACAGCCATTAAACCCTGACGGAAGTAAGGAAGTAAATGTAGACTTATCCACTTATGCAATTAAAACAGAGGTAACACAAGAAATCGCGCAGGCTGTAAGCGGCATCCAGGGATTTGATGCGCAGGTGGTAGAGCGACTCCCACAAACTGGAAAAAAGGGAATCTTGTACTTAGTTGCAAATAGCGGAAATGGACAGAACGTCTATGACGAGTATTTGTGGGTTACAGACAAATTCGAAAAATTGGGTACTCGCGAAATTGATTTAACTGCTTATGCAAAAAAATCAGAAATTCCCACCAAAGTAAGCCAGCTGACAAATGATAGCGGATTTCTGACAGCAGTACCAGAAGAGTATGTGACAGATTCGGAATTGTCACAAAAGGGGTATGAGACAACACAGTCCGTAGATGAAAAATTACAAAGCTATGTTAAGACTAGCGATCTTGAGACGATTACAACGGGAGAGATTGATTCACTGTTCCAGGAATAAGGAGGTGAAAACAAAGGAAATATTTATCATTAGACGGATTAAAATATTTTTACAACAAATATATATCAGGCAAAATCGCGAATGATATACAAAAAGTAGACGAAAAAATAGGAACTTTATCCCAGCTTACAACAGAAGCGAAAACGAATATTGTATCTGCCATTAATTCCGTAAAAAGAGAAATAGGAAACATCACACAGCTTACCACAACGACAAAGACAAATATTGTTGCTGCAATCAATTCTGTAAAAACAGAGTTGGCAAATGCGGTAACCAAAAGCATGATGTCAAATCAACAAACCAACAGCACAAACAAAGTGCCGACCAGCGCATTGGTATACACGATGCAACAAGAAATAACTAAATTAAATAACGAGGGGGAATGGTCGGGATGGACATCTTTGGGAAGTGCTATTGGAATAAATTTTTATTACCGATACAATGCAAAATTGGTAGAAATAAGATATGATGGAACATTGGAAAAAGGAAGAGGAATTACAGGACAAAGTATAGGATACGCATTTGGCAAAATTCCACCTGCGTATAAACCAAAATACAATATTATGCACTCAATTCCATCTACGAGTTCGAAGTCGTTAATGGTGAGATTGTATCCAGGTACAGAACAATATTCGGTAACTTCACAAGATACAATCACGACTCAAACGGAATACGTTTGTGGATGTATCGTATATGGCAGATAGGAAGAAAGGAGAAAATATGGAAAAAGTAAAATTTGGAACAGAAAAATTTGAATTAACCGTAAATGGCGTGGATCCATTTACGGAAGGAATGCTTGTGTTAAGCTTCCTTCCGGGAGGAAAAACTTTAAGAGAAATGGAAGAATTACTGTCGGATCCACAGAATACAAAAAGAATCGAAGTGACAAATGAAAATGAAGAAACAGAGCAAGTATTTATTGAATACGAAGAGCTTAAGGTCTTAAAGATTATGAAAGATCAGGAGCTGGAATATCTCTCAGAAGAAGGAGTAAGAAGAGATGTCATCACGGCGGTCTTAAAAGAAAAAAGTTTAAAGGAGAGTGTAACAAACCTGGAGAAGGGGCAGCAGACCCAGGACGGAGCAATAGCAGAGCTTGCAGAAATCGTTGGAACAATGGCAGAAGGAGGTATGGCATAATGGTAGCTTTTTATGTGGAGAAGATTAAAAATAAGACTATGAATCCAAACACAGATCAAGAATGGAAGTTGGAGGATGTACCAAAGCTGTGGAAATCAAAAGTAGAAAAAGCTCTTAAAGAATAAAAGGATGGGAGAGAAAAAGATGACAGATACAATTGTAGTTGCGATCCTGTCCTTGATTGGAACCTTAGCAGGAAGCTACGGAGGAACACAGCTTATCAAATACAGAATAGAGCAACTGGAGAAAAAAGTGGAAAAACACAACTCTATCGTGGAAAGAACATATCTATTAGAGGAAAAAGTAAAAGTAGCCAATCATAGAATCGAAGATTTAGAAAGGCAGGGAGAAGAGTAATGGAACAGATTACAAATTATGTAAAACCGGAGTTGCTGGTGGTGGCAGTGGTGCTGTATTTTATCGGAATGGCATTAAAGAGCGCGCAGACAGTAAAGGATAAGTATATCCCACTTATTTTAGGAACAGCGGGAATCCTACTGTGTGCTGTGTGGGTATTGGCCACATGTCCGATTAGCACCGGGCAGGAGATTGCAATGGCGGTATTTACAGCAATCGTGCAGGGCATTTTAGTGGCTGGTCTAAGTACATACATCAATCAGACGATTAAACAAATTGGTAAAAAAGAATAAAACACGTATAAATATGTACAAAAACTGTTGACACACGTACTAATACGTGCTATAATAATATCATGAAAGGAGGACAACATGAAAACATCAGAACTTGTTAAACTACTTAAGAAGAATGGTTGTGTTTTCGTGGAGCATGGTAAAGAACATGATAAGTGGCACAGCAATTTAACTGGAAAGGACATACGAATTCCAAGACATGGAAGCAAAGAAATCCCGACCGGAACAGCAAACAGAATACTAAAGGATGCAGGGCTGAAATAAGCCCTATCCTTTATGAAGTGATATAAGGAGGTCAACAGAATGGCAAAATATGTATACCCAGCGGTATTTACACCAGAGGAAGAAGGGAAATATTCAGTATTTTTTCCGGATTTAGAGGGATGTTATACTTGCGGAGATAATTTGCAAGATGCGATTGCAATGGCAGAAGATGTACTTGCATTTTATCTTTATGATGAAGAAACCGCACAGAATAAAATTCCGAAAGCATCGAATTTGTCGGAAATAGAAAAAAATGATGAAGAATTTGTAAATTATATCGCATGCGATACAATCGAATATGCAAAAATGCATAATAATCGGGCTATAAAGAAAACACTGACAATACCGGAATGGTTAAACGAGGCAGCTACAAGAGCAGGGGTAAATTATTCGCAAGTTCTTCAAGAAGCATTGATGACAAAATTAAATATAAGCAGATAATAATTAGAGAGCTTGGAAACAAGCTCTCTTTTGTTTTGCCGATGAGGCAGGAAAGGAGAAAAAATATGAAAATCGGTTTAAGAGGTGGACACTCTCCATATTGCAAAGGAGCAATGGGAATTTTAGATGAGCAGGCAGAGGTGCGGCAAATTTATGCAGAATTAAAGCCTATGCTGGAAACGAAAGGGCATGTAGTAATCGACTGTAACTCAAACGCAAATAACGTAAATGCAGAGCTTGCGGAGGGGACAAATAAGGCAAACGCAAACAACTGCGATGTCTATTACACGCTGCACATGAACGCATCCAAAGACGGAAGCGGAAATGGTGTAGAATGCTGGATGTACGATGCATCAAATGAGGACATGAATCAGATTGCAGATCAGATCTGCAAGAATTTTAAGTCAAAAGGATATTATAATCGAGGTAAAAAATTTAATGCAGGATACCACGATCTAAGAGAATCTGCAATGCCGGCAATGATTATAGAGACAATGTTTTGCGACAACGCAGGAGATGCTGGAAGATACGGAAGTTTAACGGCAAAAGGAATTGCGCAGCTGATTGCGGAAGGGATTGATAAAAAGGCAGTATCCGGAGCAACGGACGTTTCCAAACCGAGACCAGAAAACTCTATTGTACCGGGAGCTGGCGGATTAAAAGAACTTGGAAAAGTAGATATCTACTCCGCAGGTTTTACTGATCGGTGGTGGCCGGAAGTTAAAAATGCCACAGACTGGGTTGGGGCAGGAGATGGACTACCAC